AAATGATACTAACGGCAATGAACTTGTTAAAGTAACAGCTACTGGTTCTGCGATAAATGAAATCACAATTGCTAATGCAGCATCAGGCTCAGGCCCAACGGTCTCAGCAACTGGCGGCGGAACAAATGTTAACCTAAACTTTGATGCTAAAGGTACAGGTTCTGTTGAAATTAATAAATTAGCTATTACAGCAACGGCTATTATAACTGCTAACGGAGCTGCCGCAGCAACTGCCGGTTTTGTTATATGTAATAAAGGTTCAGCTCTTGCTGTATCACTCGCAGATGGAACCACTGTCGGCGAAACTAAAATATTTACGAATAAAGGTGCTGGTGTCGCAACAATAACACCAGCAAACTTTGCACAAGGTACTACCTTTGCTCTTGCTCAATTTGACGGTTGTACCGTTATATGGGACGGAGTCAATTGGTACTTAGTTGGTAACCAAGGTGAAATAACAATTGCTTAATAGGAAGACACAATGACCGCAGTTTTAACAAACGCACTTAAACGGCAAATACTCAATGACATTTTTACAAATGTTGCTGATTCAGCAGGAGCCGGTAATTATTATATTGGTATTGGTAGAGCTCAGCAATGGGATGATACTGATACGCCCGTAGTTCCAGTAAGTTCTTTGAGAGAAGAACGTAATATGAGACTCGGTCTTCAGTCTATTAAACAAGCCGAAAGCGTTTCATACGTTGTTCCTCGTAATAATTGGTCTTCATCAACTATATATGACGCCTATGATGATAATGTTTCTGGATATCCAACAAGACCTTATTACGTATTAACCGAAGATTCACGGGTTTATATCTGTTTACAACAAGGTAGGAATACAGCTGGGGTTGCGGTTCCAAGTACTGTTAAACCTAATACTGTTACGAATAAATCTTTTAAATTAGCTGATGGTTATATATGGAAATTCCTATACACACTCACAGCTAATAATAAAGATAAATTTCTTTCAAGTGCATTTATGCCTGTCGAAGTAGTAGGTGGCGGTGATAGTGCGGGCGATCCATTAAGATCTGGGTTTGTCGCAGCAACTATTGCTCAAAAGCTTATTCAAGATTCTGCTGTTGTTGGTCAAATAGCGAGTCTTACATTAACAAACGGTGGTTCTGGTTATACATCGGTACCGACTCTTACTATTGCAGGTGATGGTGATTCTGCGACTGGCGTGGCTGTTCTATCAGGCGGTAGTATTGTTGATGTTAAACTTGATTCAAACGGTCATGGTAAAATTAATCATGGTTATACATTTAATAAAGCTGCTGTTACTATTTCTGGTGGTGGCGGAACGCTTGCAACTGCTCGTGCTAATATATCACCGGCTCTTGGTATCGGCGCTGATCCAACAGCAGATTTACGTGCAACAGCATTAATGTTTAATACTAAACCAGCCGGTACAGAATCTGGTAAGTTCCTTGTCGGACAAGACTTTAGACAAGTTGCTTTGATTAAAAATCCAAAAGTTACGGGTGCAACTGATTCTGATTATACCGTCGCATCTGGCCTAGCGCTTACTAAAATGAATTTCATAGGAGCTGCTGCTACTACGGCATTCACTGCTGATAAGACTATATTAGGTGGAACATCAGGAGCTAAAGCTTATGTTTCAAATTTCAATGCTACTGATTCTGATTACATATATTATCACCAAGATGAAACTACGGGATTTGGTGTATTTACCGATTCTGAAGGTATTACTGAAGTTGACGGTGACGGTGCAGGTACAGCTGATTCAGCAACTATCCCGTTAGATATAAATAAACTTACAGGTGATATTCTATACGTAGAAAACAGAGCAGCAATTGATCGTTCTGCTTCGCAGACTGAAGACATTAAAGTAATTATTCAAATTTAATTGGTTAAAATAATATGACAACTACATTTACTAAAAGCTTATTCGCGGACACGTATAAAGATGATTTTGCAGAAGACGCAAACTTTCATCGGGTTCTATTTAATTCTGGAAAGGCTCTCCAGGCTCGCGAATTAACTCAATTGCAAACTATTATTCAGACTGAGATATCACGGTTTGGTAATAATATTTTTAAAGACGGAGCTGCTGTAAATCCTGGTGGACCAAGTATTAATAAAAATTATGAATTTATTAAACTAGATACTACTACTAATGCTTTACCGGCTTCAAGTATTGTCGGTCTTACATTTACTGGTGCTACGGTCGCTATTGAGGCAAAGGTTCTTGAAGTTGTTGCTGCTACCGACACAGATCCAGCGACGTTATATGTACAATACATCGACACTTCTGCCGGAACAGCTGGTGCATCTGCAATTCGTATGACATCCGGTCAAAATATTACTTCTGGTTCTCATACATTAACTGTTCAAAGTACAAACACTGTAGCAAATCCAGCAACCGGTGCTGGCGTAAAAGTAAGTGCAGGATCTGGTGATTTCTTTGTGCAAGGACATTTTGTATTTGCTGACGCACAATCAATTATTGTTTCGAAATATTCAAATGTTTATACAGGAACAGTCGGATTTACGATTACACAAGACGTAGTTGCCGCAACTGACGATGTTACACTATATGATAATCAAGGTGCAACACCTAATCTTTCATCTCCTGGCGCAGATCGTTATCGTATTCAATTAACTCTTGTCGACCAGGCAAATGTTGATGCGGCCGACGACTTTATATTCTTTACTAAAATTATTAATTCAGAAATAGTTGATCAAGCAAAAGGTACGGACAATTATAATACAATAAACAAATTGTTAGCTGACAGAACAAGAGAAGAATCTGGTAATTATATCGTAAAACCATTTACTCTTAAATATGATGCTGATTCTGCCGGTGCTAGTACTAAATTAGTAGCCGACATATCTTCTGGACTTGCTTACATCGACGGTTATAGGACCGAAGTTCCTCATCCAAGTAAAATAACTGTTAATCGTTCACAGACTACAAGGTCGGTAAATAACGATGTAGTTGGAGCAAATTATGGTAATTACATTGTAGTTACTGATATTCAAGGTCTTCCTAATATTACTACTCACGAACAATGGAATCTTTATGATTCAGCCGCGATTGGCGGAGGAGTTCCTAAAGGTACTGCCAGAATTCGTTCAATAGCAAAAGATGGTGCTAATTATAAGTATTATCTATCAGATGTAACTATGGGTGCTGGTTATTCATTCCGTAATACAAAATCTATTGGTATTGATTCAGATCAGTGGGGCAATTTAATACTTGAAAACTCAAAAGCGGTTCTAAAAGAAACTGCTAATAATGATCTACTTTTTGCATTACCAAATATTAGACCACAAGCAATTACAGATATTGGTCTTGAAGTGCAAAGACGTTTTACAGGTACTACAAACGGTTCAGGAAATTTAACTGTGACATTGTCTGCTACTGGTGAAACTTTTGCTAGTACTAATGATTGGATCGTAAGTGTCGATTCATCTGGTGGAATTCTTGCTCCATCGTTCGGCGCTGTTGGTACTCAATCATTAGTTATTAATGATGCTAGTGGTAGCGCAATCTCAACAGCCGTAGAAGTTCTTGCTAAAGTTAATAAAAGTGTTGGCGCAATACGAACTAAAACGCAGGCTTTAGGATCTACAATTGCAGTTACAGGAGGTCTAGATTCTGACGGTACGCTTGGTCTTGGAAGTCAAAAATTCTTAGACTTAAAGAAAGTAGATATTACTAATGTCCAAGAAATTAAAGATTCTGCTAATGGCCTATTAGATTATACATCAATATTTACACTTGATAATGGACAAAGAGATAACCATTATGCTCCTGGTAGATTAATTCTAAATGGTGGTCTTACAGCTCCTACTAAGGTATACGCAAAATTTGATCATCTTACACACGGTACAGCTGGTGATTTCTTTGCAGTAAATTCATATACAGGCCAAGTAGCTTACGAAAATATTCCAACTCATACATTAGCAAATGGCGATGTTATTAGATTGCAAGATTATCTTGACTTTAGACCTACACAAGATTCTGATGGATCACTTGGTGACGGCACATCACGAATGAATGAATTGCCTTCGCCGGCAGCTCTAATTACTTCTGATGTTGTATATTACCAAGGAAGAAAAGACAAGTTGGTTATATTCCCGCCTGATGAAGCTAGAAAACGTTCTGAACTACAAGTTATTGAAGGTATACCAAGTCCAGAGCCACAATATCCAGACACTCCTGCTTCAGCGCTTGAATTATATCGTGTGAGTATGAGTCCATATACTATTAATGATTCTGATCTATCACTTATAAGAAATGAAGCAAGACGTTATACTATGTCTGATATCGGAAGAATAGATGATAAAGTTAATAGTTTGTCTGAAGTAACATCATTATCACTTCTTGAACTTGATACAAACAATCTAACAATTCTTGATTCAAGTGGTGTTAATCGTCTTAAGTCTGGTTTCCTTGTTGATAACTTTGCTAATCATACATTTTCAAATACTAAGTCAAAAGATTATCGTGCAAGTATTAATCTATTACAAAAATCACTCCATCCTTCATTTAAAGAAGATAATATACGTTTAATATACGATTCTGATCTGAGTACGAATACTGTTAAAAAGGGTGATAATGTTTATATTAACCACACCGAAGTTACTGCACTAGATCAAAATAAAGTTTCAGGTACTCAAAATCTAAACCCATTCAATGTCGTAACGTATAATACAGAAATAGTTCTAAGTCCTTCATCTGATGAGTGGAAAGATCCAATTGAATCTGTTCCGATTATTGATGTTGGCGGAGACAAAACAGCTACTGTTGATGTAAAACAAGACCTAAACTATAATAACACAATGGTTATGTGGAACGGTCTCAGCGACGGTCAACTTGAAGAACTCTTTGACGGCGGTGGCGGTATACCTGATTTTGCTTTTGATCAGGGAAATCAAGTAAGTTTATCTAAGATACCAGGCCAAACACCTCCGAGTGCTTTTACAGTAATTGCTAAAGGCGAAAGTATTGCCGAAGAAGTAAATGAACGTATAATTAATAGTACTATAGTACCTTACATTAGAACTAGGAAAGTATACTTTAAGACTAGTGGATTAGTTCCTAACTCTACATATTTTGCGTTCTTTGACGGAGTTGATGTATCATCATGGGTAAGAGAAGAAACCTATACTCAGATAACTGACGATGCTACGGATTATGGTAATTTATATTCAACAGCAACAGCTCATCCCGAAGGAGCTACAGCTCTAGTCGCTGATGCTAATGGCGCTATCGAAGGTTCATTCTTTATACCAAATACTCCTGCGATAAGATTCAGAACTGGTGTAAGAGAATTTGCTTTACTTGATATAAGCATATACGATAAAAATGCCTCAACATCTATCGCTACAGCAACTTATACATCTTCTGGAGCAATTGAAACAAAACAAGGTGTTATTGTTAATACTAAATCATTGCTTCAAACACCGGGTTATTATGATCCAATTGCGCAATCATTCTTAGTCACGGAAGATAAGGGTTACTTTGTTACTAAAGTAAAAGTATACTTTAAAACAAAAGATACTATAATACCTGTTAAAGTTACACTACGACCAATGCTAAATGGACATCCAAGTTCATATGACATTATTCCTGGAAGTATTGTTTGGAAAAATCCGAGTGAAGTTACGGTTATTGGTACTCAAACAACTGCAGGTGTTCTAGCTGGTGGTACAGAATTTGTGTTCGACGAGCCTATCTTCTTGAATCCTAAACAAGAATATGCAATTTGTGTAAGTGCCGAGTCAAGTGCTTACAGTGTATATATTTCAGAAATACGTAAATTTGAATTAGGGTCAACAAGCAAAAGAATTACTCGTCAACCAAGTCTTGGATCATTATTCTTATCTCAGAACGGATCCACTTGGGAACCTAACCAATTAAAAGATCTTACATTCAAACTGACTCGGGCTGACTTTGATACTGCTGGCGGTACTGTCGTCATGGAAAATGCAAGTCTTGGTGTAGATCAATTA